ATGAACAACACCGGGATCTGCCTGCCGCCCTCGCGCGAGTTGCGAGCGGACATGGCCGCGGTCACGTGGGAGATGAAGGGCAAGGTGATTCAGGCGCTATCGCGCGAGAAGATCATCGAGCGCCTCGGCCGATCGCCCGATTACCTGTCGGCGCTGATGCTGGCGAGCATGGACTCGCCCGACCTGCGGGCCCTCGAAGCGGCCCTCGCGCGGCCACGCGCGCAGCGCGAGCACAACCCGGTGGCGGTCTTCGACGAAGGCCGCGACTACAACCCGATGCAGTTCTGAGGAGAGACCGATGGCAGACCTCTACAACCCGCTCGCTGGTGTCCGCGGCACCGGGCTCACCTACAACGACCTGCTGGCCTCGCGGCCGGGCACGCGGGATGCCTTCGCGCAGCAACTGATGCAGATGCTGTCGGGGATCAAACCGACCACCTACACGTATCGGGGCGCCAACCCGGACGCGAACAGCGTCGAACCGAGTCAGGCGGAGGTCGACCTCACCGGCTACCGTGCGGACCTCCTCGACCAACTGTTCGGGGGCGCCGACAAGGGCGGGTACACGATCTTGCCGAATCACTCCAATCAGCCCGGCTACATCTTTTCGACCGGTCAACTTCGCGACCCCTACCAGAGCAACAACCACGTCGGCCGCTGGGTCGGGAACATCGACGCCAACGGGAACTTGGGCGGCCTGCGCTGGAAGAACGACAGCACCACGACGAGCCTCGTCGACCGCATCGGGAACTTCGCCACCGACTGGGGGCCTGCGCTGGTGCTGGCCGCGGCTACGGCCGGCGCGGGCGGCTTCGCGGGCCTCGGCGGTGGTGCGTCCGCCGCCCCGGCTGCGCAGGGTGGCGGCTACTTCGGCGGCCTGTCGGCGGGTGCCGGCGGCCAGACCGGCCTGACGCTGGGCGCGGGCGGGGTCACCGGCGTGGCCGCCCCCGCCGGTTTCACGCTCGCCCCGGAGATCGGCGCCTCGCTGGGCGCCGCGGGCGCCGGCGCGGCAGCGGCCGACGGCGGCTACTTCGGTGGCCTCGACCCGGCCGCCGGCGGGCAGGGTCTGCAGATGCCCACGGCACCGTCCGTGGAGGGCATGGGCGGAGGTCAGGGGCTCGTGGGCACGCAGGCGCCCGTGGCCCCGCAGGTGGGCGCCGTTGCGCCCGCCGGCGCCGCGCCCATCACCGTATCGCAGCCGACCACCGTCGCCAGCCCCTTCAAGATGGCGCTGGACGCCGCCAAGCCCTACGCGTCCCTGATCGGGCCGGCCGCCTCACTGGTCGGCGCCGCCACCGCCCAGACGCCGCAGATGCCCCAGAACGCCGACGCGCGCATCCCCGGCGTGGAGGCGCCCCCGGAGGCGCGCGGCTATCAGCCGGCGAGCGCACCGATCCTCGACGTCCTCGGTCGCAACCGTCGCGCCGGGCGCAACCAGACCCTGCTCACCGGGCCCGGGGGCGTGAACATGGACAGTGTCCGGGTGGGCGGCAACACCCTGCTGGGGATGTGAGATGGCGAAGCCCGACCCGAAAGCCCCCCGCGCGCCCGGCGCCCGCCCGGCCTCGCCCGCCCTGAAGAGGGTCGACATCGTGCGCCTGCCCACCGTAGTGTCCGCTACCCCGGCGCGGGTCGTGCATAGCACGGCCGAGGCCGGCCGCGTCGCCCGCCAGCGCCTCACCGGAGCCAAGCAATGAGCAGCGAGACCCTTGTCCAACGCGTCCGCCGCCGCTGGTCGAACCTGAAGAGCGAGCGTGCCGGTTGGTGGCCGGTCTGGTACGACATCCAGCGGTTCGTGGTCCCCGACATGGGCCGATTCAAGGACCCGGCGAGGAAGGACACGGGCGCGCGCAACGACAGCCTGATCCTCGACAACAGCGCCACGCGTGCGCTGCGCACGCTCGCCGCCGGCTGGGTGAGCGGCACGTCGAGCCCCGCGCAGCCGTGGTTCGAGCTTCGTCCCTCCAGCGAGGAGCTACGCGACAACCCGGCCGTCAAGGAATGGCTCTCGCAGGTCCGCGACCTGCTCCGGGACATCTTCTCGAAGAGCAACGCCTACCGGGTCCTGCACACGATGCGCGAGGAGATGGGCGCCTTCGGGACCGCCGCCGCAGTGGTCATGGAGGACTTCGAGACCGTCATCCACCTGCACCCGGTGACCGTGGGCACGTTCGCGCTGGCCGCGGACGCGCGCGGGGTCGTGAACACCTTCTACCGGGAGTTCCCGATGACCGTCGAGCAGATGGTCGACGAGTTCGGGATCGGGGCCGTCTCCGAGCACGTACGGGACCTCTACAAGAACGGGACCGTGGACACGCAGTTCACGGTGGTCCATGCGATCGAGCCGCGCCCGGTCACGGAGCGCAAGCGCCCCGGGGCCCTCGGGATGCCCTTCCGCGAGGTCTACTTCGAGGAGGGCCGCGACAGTGTCGCGCCCCTGCGCGAGTCCGGCTACCGGCGGTTCCGGGTGCTCACCCCGCGCTGGATCGTGAACGGCGAGAACCTCTACGGGACCAGTCCGGCGCGCGACGCGCTGGGCGACGTCAAGCAACTGCAGCAACTGCAGCTACGCAAGAGTCAGGCAGTCGACTACCAGACGAAGCCGCCCCTGCAGGGGCCCTCGCGGCTGAAGGCCAACAACAGCGACCTGACCCCGGGCGGCTACTCGACGGTGGACGCGGCCAACCCGCAGGCGGCCATCCGTCCGGTCTTCGAGGTCAAGCTCGACCTGCAGCACCTCGTCGGGGACATTCAGGACGTCCGCCAGCGGATCAGCCGGACCTTCTACGAGGACGTCTTCAGGATGATCTCGGACCTCGACAAGAGCGGGATCACCGCCCGGCAGATCGCCGAGCAGCACTCCGAGAAGATGATGCTGCTGGGCCCGGTCATCGAGCGAGACCAGAACGAACTGCTGGCCCCGCTGGTCGAGATGGCCTTCGAGATCGCCCACGAGGCCGGTATCCTGCCGCCGCCCCCGCAGGAGATGGAGGGCGCCCCGGTGCAGATCGAGTTCGTCTCGATCCTCGCTCAGGCGCAGAAGCAGGCGGGCGCCTCCGCGGTCGATCGCCTGCTGGCGACCGTCGGCACGCTCGCCCCGATCTGGCCCGAGGCCGCCGACAAGGTCGACGCCGACAAGGTCGTCGAGGAGTACGCGCAGATGCTGGGCACCAACCCGAAGCTGCTGCGCGACGAGGACACCCTCGCGGCCATCCGCAAGGGTCGCGCCCAGCAGCAGCAGGCGGCCGCGCAGGCCGAGCAGCAGGCGCAGCAGGCCTCGGTCGCCAAGGACATGGCGGCCGCGCAGAAGGCGGCACCGGGCGGCGGCCAGACGAACACCGCCCAGCAACTCGATATTGCCCGGCTCCTCGGAGGCTGATATGCAGACCACCATCCTCGCCGCCGGCCAGACGCTGGCGACCAGCAGCGACCTCATCGTCGCCCCGGGCCAGACCGCCAAGGTGGGCCTCTTCGTGGCCGCCGGCGTTGTCCCGCTGCGGGCCACCGCCACCGTCTTCGAGGTGACCCCGGGGGCGGACGTGCCCATCGGCCAACTGGACGGCGGCGCGCCGGTCTCCGAGATCGACAACCCGGGGACCTACCGGGTGGTCCGCGGCGGCCTCTCCCACCTCGGCGTGGACGTGGGCGTCTTCGCTCAGGCGCGCGCCTACAGCGGCACGCTCGTCGACGCCAGTGCGGCGATCGTGGACACGGGCGACGTCTACCCGCTCACGGTCTGGGTGGCCCCCGAGGCGGGCGACACCGTCACCGTCGAGTATCGAGTGTCGAGTGCCGCACCGTGGACCGCATGGGCCAAGGGTGCGGCCACCTCCTATACCGACGACGTCCTCGTCGGCCCCGTCGCTCAACTGCGGTTCACGCGCAGCGCAGGCAGCGGCACCACCTCAACCTTCGGAGTCTACTGATGAATATCTTCAGCATCTTCAAACGCTGGTTCTCGACGCACCCGGCGAGTGAACTCGATCGGCTCATCGCCGAGAACCAGCGTCTGGCACGCGAGCAGGAGGCGATCCGCGAGAAGCGGCGCGTTCTGCGTCAGCAGATCGACCGCACCCTGAAGGGGGAATGACATGGCGAGCATCATCTACGGGAACTTCTTTCAGGACGTCCTGAAGGGCAACATCGACACCGACGTGGACACCTTCAAGGTGGCCGCCCTGACCAGCGCCTACAGCGAGAATCAGGACACGCACGCGAAGCGCAGCGACCTCACCAACGAGGTGGCGGCCGGCGGCGGATACACGGCGGGAGGGATGGCGGTCACCGTCGGCATCTCCTACGACTCGACCAACAACCGCGTCGAGCTATCGCTGGGCGGCGGCACGTGGGCGGCGGCGACCTTCACCGCGCGCAAGTTCGCCTACTACAAGTCACGGGGTGGTGCGGCCAGCGCCGACGAGCTTGTTGCTTTGATCGACCACGGCTCCGACGTGGTCGCCACCGGCGGCAACTTCGATCTGGCCGCGAGCACGCTGCGCATCCAGTTGTAAGTCAAATAGCACCGGAGGAGAGAATGGCGATAACCCGGGCGAACCTCACGCCTCTGTCGGCGGAGTTTCCGTCGAGCAACGCGCCCGCGCTCGGCATCGACGGTCAGGGGCGGCCCTACCTCGCGTTCGACACGACGACGGCCGAGACGTGCTACTGGACGTTCGTCGCACCGCAGGGGTTGACTGGCGCGCTGACGGCTATCGTGACGTATCGTGCAGCGTCTGCGACGAGCGGCACGGCGGCGTTCTCGGTGGCGCTCGAAGCGATCACGGACGGCGACTCGACTGACACCGATTCGGCGTCGAGTTTCGCGACGGCGAACAGCCCCGCAGCTGTGACGGTGCCGGGGACGGCCGGGTACATCGACCAGTATTCGGTGCCGCTCACCAACGACGATTCGATTGCGGCCGGGGACTATTGCAGACTGAGCCTCGCGCGAAACGTCGCGTCTGACAGCGCGTCGGGCGATTTGCAGGTGCTGGCGGTCGAATTGCGCGAGGCGTAAGCGGTGGCGATTCGTCTCGACGCCAGCGCGGATTATCTCAGCCGCACGGCGAACCTGCCGGCGTCGACTGCGTTCACGATTGCTGGATGGTTTCGTCGGCGTGGTGCCGGCGGCGCTGCGGTTGAGGTGCTCAGCGGCATCTCGCGCGCCGACCTGTCGTCGTATTACCTCGCATACGTGACAGGCGGGACGTTGTACGTCGAGGTTAATGGCGCGTTCACGGCTGCCGGTGCGTTTTCGTCCGACGTGTGGCATTTCGTTGCGCTGTCGTCCAACGGCAGCGGTGCGGGTGCCGCGAAGATCCGGCGTGCGGATGTGGGCGCCACGTCACTGGCGACAACCACGCGCGCCGGCGCGTCGTTCGTGCCGCAGCTGATGGTGCTCTGCGGGGTCGGCGATCCGAACTACTTCGGCAATTTCGCTGTTGCCGGCGCGAAGGTCTGGGACCGAGAGTTGAGTGACTCCGAACTGCTGTCGGAGATGCACCGGCTCACGCCGGCCAGCACGACGAATCTCAACCTGTGGACCCCGATGGTCCACAACAGCGTTGCGAATGCCGTCAAGGATTTCAGCGGCAACGGCCGGGACTGGACGGCGAACGGCTCGCTCACGATCGAGGACGGTCCGCCGATCGGGTGGGGCGGATCGATCATCGTGCCGCAGTACGCGGCCGCAGGCGGGGGTACGGTGACCGTCGTCGGCCAGACGCTCACCGCCAGCGCCTCTCTCCTCGCCGGTGCCGCCACGGGCGCCGCCAGCGTCTCGGGGCAGACGCTCACCGCATCCGCTTCGCTCATCGCCGGCGCCGTCACGGGCGCCGCCAGCGTCTCGGGGCAGACGCTCACCGCCACGGCTTCGCTGGTCGCCGGCGCCGTCACGGGCGCCGCCAGCGTCTCGGGGCAGACGGTCACCGCATCCGCGTCGCTGCTCGCTGGCGGCGCATCGACCGCCGGATCCGTGTCGGTGGCCGGCCAGACGCTGACGATCGCCGCGTCGCTGATCGCTGGCGCCGTCACCGGTGCGGCGGCAGTCGCCGGCCAGACGCTCACCGCATCCGCGTCGCTTGTCGTGGGTGCCGCCACCGGCGCGGCGTCGGTCGCCGGGCAGGTGCTGACCACTGGCGCGTCCCTCGTTTCGGGCGCCGCCATCGGCGCTGCCACGGTCGCCGGACAGGTGCTGACCGCCACCACGTCGCTGATTGCGGGTGCCGCCAGTGGCGGCACGGTGACCGTCGCCGGCCAGATCCTGACCGTCACCGCGACTCTCATCAGCGGCATGGGAGGCGCAGTCGCCGGGCTCTGGGGGCGGCTCTGGCGAGGGTCGCTATGGGCAGGCGGGGTGTTCCGGGGCTGACGCTGCCACTGGTGCTCGCGTTCTAGGTTGGCGCTAGGGCTAGCGTTTGCGACTTCGTGAATGGGACAATGGGGTATGGACCACATATTTGCCGACGAGGCCTTCGCCAGCGAGCAGGATCGCGAGGCGGAGAAGCGCGCACAGATCGAGGAAGCGAAGGATCGCGAGGCCTTCCAGACGCTGATGTCGACGCCCCCCGGACGGCGCGTCGCTCGGCAGATGCTGAAGGTGAGCGGGTTGCTCGACAGTGGCTACAGCGGTGACGTGTTCGCCGCCGGCTACCGGGAAGGGCAACGATCGGTGGGGTCGTGGTTGATGCACAACGTCAAGCAGCACGCCCCGGAGCAGTTCACCACCCTGTTCGAGGACGAAGCATGAGCGAAGTGATCGACACCACCACGGCCCCGGCCGCGCCCGCAGTAGTAGCGCCCGCTACCGCGCCTGCCGCGCCTGCTGCGCCTGCCGCCGCCCCGGCGCCTGCCGCCGCCCCGGCGCCTGCCGCGCCTGCCGCGCCTGCCGCGCCTGCCGCGCCGCAGCCGCCGGCCGACTACACGCTGACGGCCCCCGAGGGGATCGCCTTCGACGACACGACCGTCGCCGAAATCAAGGCCAGCCTGAAGCAGGCCGGCGCCTCGCAGGAGCAGGCGCAGGCGGCCTTCACGGCCTACGCCAACGGCGTCAAGACGGTCAACGAGCGCGCCGCGCAGGCCGCTCGCGCGGCCGCCGAGAAGGCCCTCCGGGCCGACCCGGAGTTCGGCGGAGAGAACTACGAGCGGACGCTGGCCGACGCGAAGGGCGTCGTGGCGGCGCTCGGCGGCGAGGACCTCGCCAAGGAACTGGAGGCGACCGGCCTCGGCAATTCGCCGGCGCTCATCAAGACGCTCGCCAAGCTGGCCCGAGAGGGTCTGTCTGGCGGCAAGTTCGTGGCCGGCGGCCACGCCCAAAACGCCGAGCAGTCGCTCCCGAGCCTGCTCTACGGCGGCAAATGACCCAGCCATAGAGGAGATCGACCATGGCGGAACTCAGCAACAACGTGACCCTGCTCGACGTCGCGAAGTCCCTCGACCCGGACGGCAAGACCGCCAAGGTCGTGGAGGTGCTCGCGCGGATGAACCCGCTCGTGACGCTTCTGCCGTACCTCGAAGCGAACGACAAGTCGGGTCACACGACCACGGTGCGCACCGGTGCGCTGCCGCAGGCAGTCTGGCGCAAGTACAACCAAGGCGTGAGCCCGGGCAAGTCGGCGCGCGTGCAGATCACCGAGACCATGGGGATGCTGGAGGCCCGCTCGGAGGTCGACCAGAAGCTCGCCGACCTCAACGGCAACCTCGCCTCGTTCCGCTTCTCGGAGGCGCTCGCCTTCGTCGAGGGCATGAACCAGCAGGTGGAGACGGCGTTCTTCTACGGCGCCCCGTCGGGCGGCTATCCGTTCATGGGGATCGCCCCGCGCTACAACGCGCTCACCGGCGAGACCAAGGACTACATCATCGATGCCGGCGGCTCGGGTACCAACGACCAGACCTCGATCTACCTCGCGGTGCTGGGCGAGCAGACCGTTCACGGCATCTACCCGAAGGGCTCGAAGGCCGGTCTGGAGCATCAGGACCTCGGGATCATCGACGCGTTCGACGAGAACAACAAGCGGTACCGTGCCTACGCCGATCTCTGGCGCTGGGACATGGGCCTGTGCGTCCGTGACCACCGTGCGATCGTCCGCATCTGCAACATCAAGGCCTCGGACCTGCTCGCGGCCGGCCTGACGGGCGGCAACACGCAGGCGGCCACCGCGGCCACCAACGTGCTGCGCGCGGTGATCGAAGCCAAGAACCGCATCCCGCGCACGGTGCGTGCCATGGGCCGGCTGGTCGCGTTCATGAACGCGCGGACGGCGACGGCGTTCGAGTTGATCGGTCTGGAGAAGTCGGTCAACGCGACCAAGCTGCTGGACGGTCAGAAGCAAGCGGTCAAGGGCTGGGACGGGGTCGAGTTCGTCGTCAGCGACGCGATTCTGAACACCGAAGCCGAAGTGGTCTGACCCATCAAGTAGCAGACGCTACAGGAGAGAAACATGATTCGCGACAAAGCCAGCGAGTTCTCGTCCGCGCAGGACGTCAAGGGCACCGGGGCGACCACGGTCTCGACCAACTACCTCGACACCGAGGTGGCCGGCGGGGACGTGTCCGTCGGCGAGCCGATCGAGTGGGCGGTGACGGTCACGACCGCCGCCAACGGCGGCACCAGCGTGCAGTTCCAACTGTTCACCGACGACAGTTCGGCCTTCGGCAGCGAGGTCCTGCTCGATCAGACCCCGGCCATCGTCGTCGCCACCCTCGTCAAGGGCTACACGATCTCGCGGCGCATCCCGCGCGGCGCCAAGCGGTACCTGCGCATGAAGGCTGTCACGGTCGGCGCGGTCGCGGCCTGCAACGTGGACGCCGGCCTCGTGAAGCACAGTGACGCGTGGCGGGCGGCACCCACCGTCGGCTGGGCCTACTGAGCGGAGCCTGAGCGATGAAAGCGAAAGTCATCCGCGAAGGGTTCATCGACGGCCGCCTCGTCCACGAGGGCGAGGTCATCGAGGTGAGCAAGCCCGGCTCGTGGTACGTGCCGGTGGCCGCCAAGGCAACCAAGGGCGAGAAGGACCACAAGTCCGAGACCGACGAGGGTGCGGCCGATTCGGCCGCGGCCCTGACCTGATCCATCAGGGGTGGTGGATTCCCCCGGGGCCTCGGCCTCGGGGCCTTTTTCGAGAGTGCTGATCCGTGGCTTCGCCGGTCGACATCTGTAACGTGGCCTTGTCGCATCTCGGCGATGCGGGCAACGTCGCGTCGATCGACCCGCCCGAGGCCAGCACGCAGGCGCGCTTCTGCGCGCGCTTCTACCCGGTCGCCCGCGACGAGGTGCTGGAGAGCCACACGTGGCGATTCAACACCCGTCGCAAGGCGCTCGCCAGCCTGAGCCTGCCGGCGAGCGTCACCGGCGAGTGGTCCTACGCCTACAGCCTCCCGGCCGGTTGCCTGCGCCCGTTCGCGGTCTACGTGCCGGGGGTCACCGAGGTGGGCCGCACCGAGGACTTCTCGGTCGAGACCACCGACGACGGCACGCCCGTCCTCTACACCAACGTCGAGGGCGCCTACCTGAAGTACGTCGTCTCGGTCACCGACACGGCCCTCTTCCCGCCCTCCGTGCGCTCGCTCATCGCCGCCCGGCTGGCAACCTACCTTGCCCTCCCCCTGACCCGAAGCGCGGACGTGCAGAAGGCGGCGGAGGCGATCTACCTGCGGGCGAAGGCCAGCGCGGAGGCACTCGACGGGGACACGCAGAGCACCGAGGAATGGCGCTCCGAGCGTGAGCCGCCGTGGGTGGCCGCCCGATGACCCGCCGCAAGACCCTCTCGCGGTCGTTCGCCGCGGGCGAGATCTCGCCCCTGCTGCGCGGTCGCGTCGACCTCGTCCCCTACCAGACGGGGCTGGAACTCTGCTCGAACTTCGTGACCCTCCCGCAGGGTCCGGCGAAGTTCCGGCCCGGCACGCAGTTCCTGAACTACGGGGCGCACGCCTACGCGCGCCTGATCCCGTTCGTCTACTCCGACGATCAGGCCTACGTGATCGAGTTCAGCGCCGCCGGCTACATCCGTATCCACACGCTGGACGGCACCGTGCTGGACGCCTCAGGGTCGATCGCGATCACCTCGATCAGCAACGCCGTCCCGGGCATGATCGGTCTGCCGACCGGTACCGCCGCCGACGGCGACGACGTCTACCTGAGCGCCACCGGCATGACCGAGGTCGACGGCCGCTGGTACCGGCTGGACTTCGACGCCACCGTCGGGCCCACCGACTTCTTCCGCCTGACCACGCCGACGCGCCCCGCGGGGATCGACAGCAGCGCCTACGGGGCCTTCGCCGCCGGCACCGCCGACATCCCCCTGATGCTCGCCCACCCCTACAGCGAGGCGCAGTTGAAGAAGCTGCGCTTCGCCCAGTCGGCGGACGTGCTCACGATCACCTGCGACGGGTACACGCCCTACGCGCTGCGGCGCACGAGCGCGACCACGTGGACCTTCGGCGCGGAGACCTTCGGTCCCGAGTGCGCCAGCCCCTCCTCGCTCACGGCAACGCCGGGCGGTGGCGCCGCGGGCACGCCCAGCACCCACTACTACCTCGTGACGGCGGTCGTCACCGACGGGTCCGCGAACGCCGAGTCGATCGCCTACGGGCCGGCGAGCGCCTCGCAGGACCTGACCGTCGCCGGCCAGTACATCGACCTCGCGTCGAGCGCCCCGGCGGCCGGCACGCGCCACAACTACTACAAGGCCCTGAACGGACTCTACGGGTTCATCGGTCAGGGCAACGGATCCTTCCGCGACAACAACATCACCCCGGACTTGTCGATCGCCCCGCCCGAGTACGGCGAGGACTTCAACGCCGCCGGCGACTACCCGCGCACGGTCAGCTACTACCAGCAGCGCAAGGCCTTCGCGGGGACCATCAACAAGCCCCAGACCTGCTGGCTCACGCGCACCGGCACCGAGGCCGACATGACCTACACGGTGCCCTCGCGCGACGACAACGCGCTCGCCTTCGGGATCGCCTCGCGCGAGGCGCAGACGATCCAGCACCTCGTCCCCCTGCGCGACCTGCTGGTGCTCACCTCTGGCGGGGTCTGGAAGGTGGTCGCCCAGAACAGCGACGTGCTGACCCCGTCGAGCGTCAGCGCGGACCTCGCCTCCTACGCGGGCGCCTCGCACGTTCAGCCGGTCGTCTCCGAGTCGGCCGTCCTCTATGCGCTCGCGCGCGGCGGCCGCGTGGGCGAGATCCGCTACTCGGACGCGCAGGCGGACTACGCGGTGAGCGACGTCTGCCTGCTCGCCCCGCACCTCTTCGATGGCTACACGATCCTCGACATGGCCCTCGTCGAGACCCCCAGTCGGCTCCTCTGGGTGCTGCGCTCGGACGGCGTGCTGCTCTCGATGAGCTATCAGCCCGAGCACAAGGTGCTCGCGTGGCACCGCCATGACTTGGGCGGCGAGGTGCGCTCGATCTGCGTGCTCCCCGACGTGACCAGCGCGGCCCTCTCCGAGGACGTGCTGGCGGTCTACGTGGACCGCAAGGCGGGAGCGATCGACTATCAGGCGCTGGAGTTGCTCTCGGGGTTCGGAGACTACCCGACCGACTACAGGTCGACCTACTTCGCGGCCGCCTCCAACCTCGCGATGGATCAGGCGATCCACGCCGACAGTGCCCTCGTCTACGACGGCGCGCCGGCCACGGAGATCATCGGCCTCTTCCATCTGGAGGGTCGCGAGGTGGCGGTCGTCGCCGACGGCGCCGTCCACCCGCCGCTGACCGTCGCCAACGGCGAGATCACACTGGAGGCGGCCGCCAGCCGCGTGGTCGTGGGCCTACCCTACACGGGCCGCCTGAAGACGCTCCCGCTGGTGATCGAGGGCGACGCCGCCGACGGGCAGGGGCGGCTGAAGTCGGTGAGCCGCGCGCACGTGCGCGTCCACCAGTCCAGCGGTCTCTTCGTCGGCCCCAACTTCGACACCATGGACGAGTTGAAGGCGCGCAGCGGCGAGCCCTACGATACGGCGCCGGCGTGGAAGACGGGCGAGTACGAGTTGACCATCAGCCCCGTGTGGGGCGCCGAGGGGGCGATCTGTATCGAGCAGCGGTACCCGATGCCGCTGGTCGTGGAGAGCATCGCTCTGGACGTGGAGATCGGAGACTGAGATGAGTTGGACCGACCTCTTCAAGGACTTGGGTTTCGGCTTCCAGATCGGGGGCGCGATCAGCGACGTCTTTCAGGCGCGCTCGGCTGCGCGCGCGTCGCAGGTGCAGTCGCAGGCGCAGAAGCTCGCCAACGAGGCGCAGGCGCAGGTCGCCGACAACAACGCGCAGCTTTCCACGTGGCAGGCGCAGGACGCGCTCTACCGAGGGATGGTCGAGGAGAACCGCAGCAGGCTGGGCACGGCCGCCCTCAAGGGCACGCAGCGGGCGCGCATGGGCGCCAACGGGATCGCGCTGGACGGCGACTCGGCCTCGCGCGTGCTCACCGACACGGACGTGCTCGGCGAGATCGACGCGATGACCAACCGCAGCAACGCGGAGCGCGAGGCGTGGGCCCTGCGCGTGCAGTCGCAGGACTTCAAGAACCGCGCCTCGATCCTGCGCAACGCCACCGTCCCCGTGCCCGACAGCACGAGCAGCGCCGTGATCGGCTCGCTGTTGGCCGGCGGCGGGCGCGTCGCCCGCGCGTGGTACGACTGGAGTCGCTAAGATGCCGGTCACCGTCCCCGCCTACGGCAAGACCCGCGAACTGCCCTCGGCGCCCAACCAACTGCCGAGTGTTCGGCAGACGGCGGCGCCGAGCGCCGACCAGTTGGGCGGGAACGCGCGCGTGCCCACCGACTACGTCGGCAAGGGGATGCAGATCGCCGGCCGGGATCTGGAATACGTCGGCCTGCAGATGCAGCAGCGCGAGGACGCGGACATGGTCTTCCGCGCCGAGACGGTCCTCAAGGACAAGCTGCGCCAGCAGTCCGAGCAGTGGTCGCAGCGCCGCGGGGTGAACGCGTGGAACGTCACCAAGGACGCGGACGCGTGGTGGCAGACGGAGGCCACGAAGGCCGCCGAGGGGCTCAACGAGCGCCAGCGGCTGGCCTTCGACCAGACCGCCGCCCGCCTACGGTCGAGTTCGCTGGACAGCCTCTCGCGCTACGAGGCCGAGCAGCGCCGCGCGTCGCTCGATGAGAGTGCGCAGGCGAACGTGGTCGGGTCGATCAACCACGCGGTCGCCAACGCCGGCGACGAGGCGGCCCTCACCGGCGCCCGCGAGGACATCGACCGCGCCATCGCGGTGCGCGCCGGGATCAACGGCTGGGTGCCGGCGCGCACCGCCGTCGAGCGGCTGGACAAGCTCGGCACGCTCCACGACCAGATGATCTCCGAGTTGATGCGCTCGGACCCGAAGGCCGCCGAGGAGTACCTGACCAAGTACCGGGACGAGATCCCGGCCGCGAAGCTGGCCGGCATCAAGACCCGCGTCGCGACCGGCGTGCGGCTGGCGAAGGTGCAGGGCTTCGCCGACGAGTTCGACCCGCGCAAGGGTGCGACGCTGCAGGATGCCCTCGACGAAGCCCGCAAACGCTTCGAGGGCGAGGACGAGAAGTTGGCGACCGCGGAGGTGAAGACCCGCTTCGCGGAGCACAAGCAGATCATCAAGGAGGCGGACGATGCCATCGAGCAGGACGTCTACCGGCAGTTGAACGAGCGCGGCAGTCTCTCCCGCGTAGACCCGGAACTGCTCTCAAGGATGAGCCCCAAGGCGCGCGCCAATCTGGTGAACGTGTTGGAGAGTCGCGCCGCCGCTGCGGAGGGCCGCGCGGCCGCCCGCGAGAGTCGCGAGTGGACCCGCCAGCAGCGCGCGATCACCGTCACCGAGGCGGAGGGCTACGCGACCTACGCGACCCTGTCGAACACGCTCCCGCAGATGAAGCTGACCCCAGAGGAGAAGGTCAAGATGGTCCGCGAGGAGGCGATCCACCATCGGATCTCGCCCGCGCAGGCCGAGCGCCTCGTGCTGCAGGTCACCAACAACGCGGTGCGCGTCGACGCGGTCCATATCCCGACCCTGAAGTCGGTCATGGACCCGCTCGTGAAGGAGGCCAAGTGGAAGGGCGACAAGGGCAAGGCGATGAGCGGCTTGCTGCAGCAGACCGCTGAAGACCGCATCCTCGCCGCCCAGCAGGCCAAGGGGAAGCCGCTCACGCAGGACGAGATGCGGACCATCGTCAAGGATCTGATGGTCCAAGGCGAGATCCCCGGTCGCTTCTTCGGGGCCGACGACGCGCGACGCATCGAGGTGCTGGGCACCGACGACGAGGCCAAGTGGCGGACCAAGTCGAAGGGCACCACCACGCCGGTCAGCGGCCTCGTCAAGCCGGCCGCCGCCAACCCGCCGGCCGGCGGCGCCGCGCCGCGCGTGCGCATCCGTGACGCCGCCGACTACGCGCGGCTGGCGCCCGGCACGAAGTACATCGACCCCCAAGGCAATCCGAGGACCAAGCCATGAACCCGTGGGACAACGACCCCGTCGATCAGCCGCTGAAGGTGGAGATCAACGGGACCGCGGCGGACGTGCCCCCGGAGCCTTGGAACGCCGACCCGATCGACGAGCAACCCAACGTGCGCGCCGGCACCGTGCCGGCGGTCGACGTCGACCCCGAGAAGGCCGCCCGTGCGCGCGCCCTCTCGCAGGCCACCGGTATTCCGGCGAGCATCCTCGAAGAGGACCCGGCGCCGGCCGAGCGCCGCCTGAAGCTCGAACAACTGGACGCGGCCGCGGCCGCCGACCCGGCGGTCGCCAGCGTGCTCTCCGACCCGGAGACCGCCAAGCTCGCCCATGACGACGTCGAGAACCTCTCGCTGGTCAGCGAGACGGTGCGATCCTTCGGCCGGTTCTTCGGCGCGATCGGGGCGGCGATCCCGCAGGTCAACGCGGGCCTCTGGGGCGTGGTGCGCGCCGGCGCGGACATCGTCGGCCTCGACGCCGCCGCGGCCTATGCCGCGGAGCGGCAGACCGAGCAGAAGGGTTTCGTGCAGGACCTGCGCCCGCAGACCGGCAACTGGGTGCTGGACGCTGCCTACGGCGGGGTCACCTCCGCTGCGCAGAGCGCCCTGATGGCGCCGGCCGGCGCCGCCGGGCTCCTCACCGGGTTCGGCCTGACCACCGGCGGCGACGCCTACGGGCAGGCGCGCGACGCCGGCAAGGGCGTCGGCGAGTCGCTCGCCTTCGGCGCCTCGCAGGGGGTGATCGAGGCCGGCACCGAGATGCTGCCCGCTGGCGCCTTCCTGCGGATGATGAAGGGTGAGGCGGGTGGCGCGGTCCTGAAGACCATCAAGGAGTTCGCCGCCAAGGAGGCGATCGGCGAGCAGGTCGCGACCGCCCTGCAGGACCTCAACGAGTGGGCCGTCCTGCACCCCGAGCGGCCCTTCAGCGACTACCTCGCGGCGCGCCCGGGCGCGGCCGCCGAGACGCTCATTTCCACGATCGTCAGCGTGGGTGCGTCGACCACCGCCGCACAGGCGCTGCAGGCCTACGGCGAGCGCGCACAGCGCGGCGTCGAGGCCGCCAAGGAAGCCGAGCAACTGCTCAAGGCCAGCGCCGCCAGCCAGTTGCGGGCGCGCGACCCGGAGGCCTTCCGCAAGTTCCTCACCGAGGCGAGCACCGACGAGAACGGCGACGAGTCGACCTTCTTCATCGACGGGCGCGCCTTCGCGCAGGCGATCGGCTCCACCGGCGTCGCCTTCGAGGAGTTCCGCGCGCGGGCCCCGGAACTGGCCCAGCAGATGATCGACGCCGTGCAGACCGGCGGTGACGTCGAGATCCCCGTGGCCGACTTCGCGACGGCGTTCGCTGGCACGCAGGAGGGCGCCACGCTGCTGCAGCACGTGCGCACGTCGGCCGACGCGGCCAGCGCCGCGGAGGCGGCCGTCTTCGCGCAGACGCAGCCCGAGGTGCTCCAGCAGGAGATCGAGCGCGCCACCGCCGAGGCTGTCGGCGAGGAGGTCGGGCAGCGGTCGGAGACGACCGTGCGCGATCGCATCCTGCAGCAACTGCAGAGCACCGGTCGCTACAACGACGAGGTCGCGGGCATCAACGCTCAGGTGGCCGCGTCGATGTTCACGGCGCTGGGCGCGAAGATGGGCCGCACCGCCGAGCAGGTCATGGCGGACTTCCCGCTGCGGATCGTCGGCGAGAACCCGGCCGCGCCGGGTGAGGTGCTCAACGCCACCGACGACCCCCAGTTCAAGGCGTGGTTCGGCAACGGCAGGATCGTCGACGAGACGGGCGCGCCGATGCCGGTGTACCACGCAACCACGGGGAACTTCAGCGAGTTCCAACAGTGGGCCACGCTCGGCTCGCACTTCGGCACCGCCAAGGCGGCCGACGATCGCATGACCGACCTCGGCAAACGGCGCGAGAAGAAGGATCGCGTCGAAGGCTGGGACCCGGTCGGCGGCAACGTGATGCCGGTCTACCTGAACCTGCAGAACCCGCTCCGCACGGAAGACGTCGGCAACTGGCAGGACTCGGCAAATCTTGCCCTTCGCCTCTCCGACAACAGGCAACTACCGGCCGATCTGCGCAAGCAGTTGCGCGCCCTGTCGGACGATCTCTACGACGAGCAGACGCAGTTCGATGGCGCCGAGATCGACCACGAGCAGTTCGTCGACGAGAACGGCGACCCGATCCCGGTCCCCGACTGGGCCACCCCGTGGACGACGTCGCAGGAGAACGGTAACGCGCTGGAGGAGATCCGGCGGATGCTGGAGGACGCCGGCTTCGACGGGATCGTCTACAAGAACGGGGTCGAGGACGCCGGCAAGGACAGTTACATCGCCTTCCGCCCCGAGCAGATCAAGTCCGTCTTCAACCGCGGCACGTGGGACGCGAACGACCCCAACATCCTGAACCAGCGCGCGCCCTCCTCGCGCGTGAAGAACCCGACGGGGGCGGTGCGTAAACTGCTCAAGCGGCTGACCCCGCAGGAGGCCGCGAAGATCACCGACGCGACCGCCGCGAAAATCATTGACCAGTTGACCAAGCTACCGTCGGCCGACGAGATGGCCGCGGTCGCGTTCGCGGGCAACGCCAAACGCGGGTGGTACAAGAACTCAGCCGAGGCTCTGATCGCGGTGTTCGGGTTCGATGCGCCGCGCTTCGCCGCGCTGTTGGCTGCCATGTCGCCGCAGACCTCGGTCGAGAACAACCTGTTCAATACGCTGCATACGTGGAAGAACTGGGTCGCCGCCGGGCGCCCGACCGACCGTACCGCAATCGTCGAGGTGATGGGTCGCAGCGTGCAGGGCGACAAGGGCGTCGACAGTGTGCTCGACGCGTGGATCAACAACTCGGTGCGTGCGCTCACCGCCGAGAATCCGGCCGACGCGGAGACCACCCGCATCCTGCTCTCGGGCCCGAAGGTCAACTCGTTCTTCCTGAACCTCATAGGGGTGATGGACGAGGTCACCAACGATGCGTGGATGGCGAACTACGCGTTGGTCGATCAGACGATCTTCGCGGGCTCGATGAACGCCAAGGGTACCGATCCGGGCAAGGGCACCGGCTACCTAGCGATGAGCGCGCGAGTGCGTGAAGCCGCCGCGCGTCTGACCGACCTGACCGGGGAGGAGTGGACGCCGGCCGAGGTTCAGGAGACAATTTGGTCGTGGGCGAAGACCCTGTACGAACTGCAGACCGCCGAAGGCGAGACGCGCGGCGCGCGGCAACTTGTGCTGGATGGCGCGCTCACCGACGACCTCATCAATGCGACGCCCGACTTCAGTTCGTTGTTCCGCGTCGAACCCTACGCCTCCACCCTGAAGGACGCCGGCTATGAGCAACAACTCCAAGACCTTGCTGTCGCAGATGCTGCTGGACAGCCTGCACAAGGACCCGGCACTGGCGGCCAAGCAGCGCCGTTTGCTGAAGGCGATCAGCGTCGGCTCACCCTCCGCGCCGCCCAGCGGCTCGAACGACTTGCCCGCGAGCGCGGCGTCGCCCGCCAGTTCACTGTCGACATCGGGGACCGCACCGCCGCCGACGTCGGAGGCGTAGTCCTCAACGTCGGGCTCGCCGACCCGAAAGGCGGCCCGCCCCTCACCGAGGAACAGGTCACGAAAGCCATCGAGGGGTTCGGTGTGCGCGTGGTGCGTAGCAAACGCTACCAATCGGACACCGAGCCGACGCTAGTCGTGCGCCTGTCCCGGGAGTTGACGCCCGCTGAAGCGCACGATCTGAGCGCGGCGCTCGGGCAGGAGGCAATCGTCCAGATGGTCGGGCACCGTGGTGCCCTGCATGGCCCGCTGAAGGAGAACTGGGGCGCGTTCAACCCGGACTTCTTCATCACGTTGGATGGTAAGCGAGCCTCGCAGATCGCGGGCGCCACGTTCGCGCAGAGCACTCCGTCCCCCACCGTCGGCTACCACTTCAGCAGCACGCCTCTTACCTCGGTCGACGGGCGCTACTACGGCCGCGCCGGCGCGGGCGACGAGCGGGCGCGCGTCGCGCGCTCCGACGACCCGCGCATCAAGAGTCGGGTCTATGCCTACATCGACTGGGGCAACGGCATCCGCCCCGAGAGCATGGTCGGTGGCCTCGCTCACGAGATCCCCCTGCCCGCCCTGTACGACTTCGACGCGGACCCGCTGCGACTGCGCGTGCCCGGTGACGCGAACGCCACCGAATCGGCGATCCTCGATGCGGGGTTTGGCGGTTACTTCGTGCGCGAGTTCGGCTCGGGGCAGGGCGCGGCGGTGATCCTCGGGGAGGCGTCGCACGACGTGCCGGCGAAACCGGCGGCCCCGCCGCGGAACACGCGGGGGCCGATCGGCGCGCCGCGCCCCGTGCCGACCCGGTACCGCACGCCGCTGATGACCAAGGAGATCGAGGCGATCGACATGGCGGACGTGCAGGCGGCGGCACCCAGCGCGAAGTTGTCGGCCGGCACGTTCAGCGTCGACCTCACCGATCTCTCCACGGCCCGCGAGGCGCTCGCCAAGTTCGGGGTGACCCTGCCCGAGAAGTCGCTGGAGCAACCCGTCTATCACGGCACGCCGCACGAGGTCGACGCCTTCAGCTTCGACTACATCGGCACGGGCGAGGGCGCGCAAGTGTTCGGTTGGGGCCTGTACTTCGCCGAGAACCGCGGCACGGCGCACCACTACCACGCTATGCTGGCCGGCGGGCGGCCGATTAAGGAGATCAAGCTGGGCTCGCTGCGGTTCGGCGAGCACGACCACTTCGCCTGCGATCGCAAGGCCGACCGCAGCGAGGTGGAGAACGTCCGCGCGGCGCTCGCCGAGCAATTGATGATTGCGGAGCGCGACTGGGCCGACAAGCCGGCGGACGCGTTCCCGGCCTACGTCCTCGAAACGCTCGACTTCATGCGCGGCATCGAGGACGACGGTGACGCTGCCCGTGTGCAGGCATGGGACGATCTCAAGCGGATGCTCGAACGTGACGGCGCGGTGTCGGTCAAGTTCGGCGAGACCGAAGGCGGCATCTACAAGCTGGAGATCCCCGACTCGGCGCTTGAGCGGATGATGCTCTGGGACGCGCCCCTGTCGGAGCAACCGGAGTTCGTAAAGCGGGCGCTCGGTGTTGGACAACCACTGAACGCGCGCGGCCGGTTCATGCCCACCGGGGCGAAGGGTATGTTCGGCACCTACGGAGACGGTGTTCTGCCGTCGGCCACGGGCGCCGACCTGTACCGGGAGCTAGTCGTCCAGTACCGGGGTGATGAGCGCGCCGCCTCCGAGCACCTCGCCTCCATCGGCATCCCCGGCAACCGCTACCTCGATGGCGTCTCGCGCAACAAGGGCGAGGGTACCTACAACGTGGTCGTCTGGGATCAGGCGCTGCTCGACGAGATGAACGCGCAGATGGAGAAGGAGGTCGCCCAGCGCCAAGAAGCCCCGCGCGGCACCTTCAACCCGTCGACGCTGACCATCAGCCTGCTGGAGAAGGCCAACCTGTCGACCTTCCTGCACGAACTCGGCCACTTCGGGCTGGAGATGATGGTCGAGATCGCCGCTCAGCCGGGCGCGCCGCAGTCGGTGATCGACGACGTGCGGATCATCCTCGACTGGCTGGGCGTCAAGGACCTCCAGTCGTGGCGGGCGATGACGCTGGACGAGCAGCGGCCCTACCACGAGCAGTTCGCGGAAGGCTTCGAGACCTACCTGTTCGAGGGCAAGAGCCCGAGCGCGGAGTTGAACAGCGCCTTCGCGCGGATCGCCGCGTGGATGCTCAACGTCTACAAGTCCCTGACCTCGATGCGCGTCAAGCTCACCCCCGAGGTGCGCGGCGTCTTCGATCGGATGCTGGCGACCAACGACCAGATCGCCGAGCAGGCGCGTCTGCGCAACATGGCGCCGCTCTTCAGCGACCCGTCGCAGGCCGGCATGAACGCCAAGGACTGGCTGGCCTATCAGGAAGTGGGCGCGCAGGCGGCACGTGATGCGGTCGCGGACCTGCGCACGCGCACGCTGCGCGATATGCGCTGGATGGCGAACGCCAAGGGGCGCGCCCTGAAGAAGCTGCAGGACAGTGCCAAAGAGGTCCGCCGCGGCGTGCGCGCCGAGGTCGAGGCGCAGGTCGACGCGCAGCCGGTCTACGCGGCGATGGCCTTCATCGAGCGTGGCACGATGGCCGATCGCGACCTGACCAACGCCCAGCGCAAGGCGCTGGACACGCTCGCCGGCGGCAAGACCAAGCTCTCCCTGCCGGCCCTCAAGGCCCTCTACGGTGACGGCCCCGCGGCCCCGTGGCGCTACATCAAACAGACGCTGGTGGCCGCCGAAGACGGCGCCGACCCGGATGCTGTCGCGGCCGCCTTCGGCTTCGACAGTGGCGACGCGCTGGTGCGCGCGATCCTCTCCGCCGAGCCCCGCCAGCAACTGGTCGAGGCCCTCACCGACAAGCGGATGCTGGAGGAGCACGCGGACCTGTCCGATCCGGTGCAGATCGAACTGGCCGCCGAGGAGGCGATCCACAACGAGGCCCGCATCCGCTTCGTTGCCACCGAGATGAAGGCCCTGCAGGAGGGCATGAGCGCCCGCGAGCAGGTCGGCGAGACGAAGGTCAGGAAGGGCAAGAACGCCGGCCAGACGCGTGCCGTCACCGTCGACGGGCTCGTGC